TCGTGTTTTTATGCTTTGGACTCTACCAGATTATCGTCTGGCCCTTTCAATTGATCTATCGGTACTTGTATGAGTAATACACAACCCACACAATTTGACGGGTTCTCCTTTCACTATGATCTTATGACCAAAGAGGTGGTCTTTGCCTACTTTGATGATGTGGTCAAGAAGTATGGACCTGAACCCAGGTCCATTGACCTTCCAGAAGGTAGGGAACGCTATCATGTACTTTTGACTACGCTCAAAGAAGGTGTCCCTCATATGGACCCTCCGTTTGTGTCGACCTTCACGGATGTGTTTACCTATGCAGATAACCTGGCCCGTACAGGATTCTCTGGTGTCCTAGTCAAGGACTCTAAGTGGGCCCTCCATATTATGGAGACCACGATTATGACCCTCCTAGAACTGTATGCCAAGACCGTTGGGTTTGTGTACCATGCACCCACAGGGCCCGTGACGTACGTACGTTTGATGTGAAAGGAAAGTCTATATGTTGATTGCCTGGGCATTTATTATGATGTCGTGGAATTCGGTTCAACCTATCATTCAAGTGGGTCCATTCATGACCATGGAACATTGTCAAGAAGCCAAGCAGACTGTGGAATCCACGATGGTGTCTACTTTTGCTCCGCGCATGGGAACAGTGATTAAAACGTCGGATTGTTTTAAGGTGGTGATCAATGGAAAGTGATTACGAGTGTCATATTACGATTGAGACAGAGAATGCTAGTGCCCTCCGAGAGGCCATTGAAAAGATGCACTGGCATTTTTCGATGATCGCAGGTGATCCCGTCCTGGGCCCAGGTGTTCGATGTTTTGCCACAGAACATTTTCAGGACCCTGGTATGGCCATTGGTATGACCAATCTAGCGGCCACGCTGTTGGAATTCGAAGGCTTTGTGATTGTTCGTAAGAAAGTTGAGCATGTGATCTTCGATATCAGACCCAGCCAGACAGAAGAATTCACAACAAATTAACCTAATTCCACACCAAAATTTACATATTCTTCTCTATATAGTGCCATAACAAGCACATTATCAAGGACTTACGCCCCAAAAATAATACTTGACAGGGGGGCCTGGTTGTGTTATACTCTTAATATGATCACAGCGAACATCCCTTTCAAGTCATTCCAATTTCCTTGCGGCGAACGCCATGTGACCGTGGACCTCTCGCTCTTTGCCCAATGGCCCACCCCTAAACAGGTAGATATCACCTTCCTCTTTCGGGATAACGCCGATATCTTTGAATTGCTCCTCGTCTGTGACGCCGTGCAACGAGCCGGTGGTGTCCTCCATACCCTGACCATTCCCTATGTGCCCTATGCTCGCCAGGATCGTGTCAACACACCAGGCGAATCCTTGTCCTTGAAAGTCTTCACGGACCTCATTAATTCACTCAAATTTCCTGTTGTCTATATTGATGATCCCCATTCTGATGTGACCACGGCCCTCTTGGATCGTGTGGAAGTGAATGAACAACATGAACTGTTGGTGCCATTGATCCTTGGGAGTGATATTGGTCCCTTCTATCTGGTCGCCCCTGATGCCGGGGCACTCAAGAAGACCCATAAACTCGCCAAAGCCTTATCCTTCCTCAAGCCTTGTCTGGGCGTGATCGAATCAAGCAAAGAACGCAATACCGCCACCGGAGAGATTACTGGGACGGTGGTCCATGCCTCAGGCCTGATTCGTACGGTCACACAAGGTGACAAGGATATTCCCATTACCTATGTGATTGCTGATGATATTTGTGACGGCGGGAGAACCTTTATTGAACTCGCCAAAGAATTGCGATCTATGGGTGCTGAGAGGGTCCAACTCTTTGTGGCACATGGATTTTTTACCAAGGGCCGTGCAGTCGTCGAACAAGAAATCGATGTGGTGACCGCGTTTCATAATCATGATCGAGCCTAGGATGTTCCTGGCCCTCTTGTTGTGTAATCTGCTCGTGGCGTCCTGTGGAATGAATGACACCAAGAAAGACTCGTATCAGTGTTATAAGGTGTGGGACAAAACGGTGCAGCGTATCGCCTGGGAATGTGAGAAAGTCAGTCAGTCAACCCGTGATGGAGAACGATAAACATGAGCAGCATACATCTTTCAGATTTTTATAAAACTGACCATAAGAGCCAATATCCCGCTGGCACCACAGAGGTCTATTCGAATATGACGGCCCGTGGTTCGCGTATTCCAGAGATTGACAAGATCGTGGTCTTTGGACTCCAATATTTTGTACAGGAATATCTGGTCAAGAGGTTCAATGCAGACTTTTTCAGTCAACCTAAAGACAAGGTCATGGATGCCTATAAACGGCGCCTGGATACGTCATTGGGACCGAATGCGGTGAACATCGATCATATTGGCGCTCTGCATGATCTGGGCTATCTGCCCCTGATACTCAAAGCGTTACCTGAAGGCGCCCGTTGCCCCATGCGTGTGCCGTTCTTGACCATCAAGAATACGTTGCCAGAATTTTTCTGGTTGACCAATTGGGTCGAGTCCATCATGTCGAATGTGATCTGGCAACCGATTACTTCGGCGACCATTGCCTATCAATATCGGGAACTTCTGGATCAATGTGCCCGATTGACCTCGGACATGCCAGAGTTTGTGCAATGGCAAGGTCATGATTTTAGTATGCGTGGTATGTCAAGCCTTGAGTCCTCGATGGTCTCGGGTGCTGGGCATCTTCTGAGTTTCACCGGGACCGATACGATTCCCGCCATTGACTTCCTGGAACAATACTATGGGGCCGACGCTGAGAAGGAATTGATCGGCGGTTCCGTCCCAGCCACCGAACATTCGGTCATGTGCATGGGCGGAGAAGCCAACGAATACGACACCTTCAAGCGCCTGATTACCGAAGTGTACCCATCTGGTATTGTCAGTATTGTGTCGGATACCTGGGATTACTTCAAGATCCTGACCGAGACCCTACAGGAACTCAAGCCGATCATCATGGCCCGTGATGGGAAAGTGGTCATTCGCCCTGACTCAGGCGATCCCGTCAAGATTATCTGTGGTGATCCTGATGCCAACATTATGACACCAGAATCACGCGGGACCATTCAGATCCTTTGGGATATCTTTGGTGGGACCGTGAATTCCAAAGGCTTCAAGCAACTCGATCCGCATATCGGCGCCATCTATGGTGACAGTATCACCTATGAACGAGCCCAGCGTATCCTGCAAGGCTTGGAAGCCCAGGGCTTTGCTTCGACGAATATCGTCTTTGGTATTGGCAGCTTTACCTATCAATACAATACGCGAGATACCTTTGGCATGGCCATGAAGGCGACCAGTGGCGTCATTCACGGTCAGCGCGTGACGATTTCCAAGAATCCCAAGACGGACAATGGATTGAAGAAGTCGGCCAAAGGATTGCTCTGTGTGATGCCTGTCAGAGGGGCCCATGGTGTGACCAGCTTTCATCTCCTGGAAGATGTGACAGAACAGGAAGAAGCGAACCAAGGCGCCTTGGAACCGATCTTTGATAATGGATCGTCATGGCCCCGACCACAGACTCTTGCCGAGATCCGTGAACGCCTGAAGAGAGGATAAGATAAGATAAGATGTTGAAGCCATATAAATGGTATCAAGGGTATCGATGGTATAACATACTAGGGGTCTGTATGCTCCTGGGACCGTTTGCCTTAGCGGCCCTGGGGGTGATCGTGTGGTGCCTCCAAGAATCCCCAGGTGAACTCCTGTTTGTCACAGGATTCCTGACCTGGATGTGCTCGGCCGTGTATCTGATAGAAAAGCAGTAAACATCACAAGGAGACTCCTATGCTCGATCAATTACTCGTCTTGCCACAAGAGACCTTAGCACCCCTGGACCCTGAGGCCCTACGGCGCCTCGTCAGTAATGGGGAAGTTCTCGTTTCATTTCATAAAAAGAATGGATTGGTGCGCCTGATGCGCTGCACGACCTCGATGGCATTGATCCCTGAGGCCTCCAGGCCCAGAGTACCGGTACCACTCCAAGAAGGTTCCGTGGAAACCTTCAATCCTGGGCCAGCGAAAGACCCCCTATTCTTTACGGTATGGGACCTGGATCTTCAGGCCTGGCGATCCTTTCGGTATGCGGCCCTGTTATCTGCCCAAATTAACCTAGGACCTGACGGTGAATCGTAACAAAGGAGTATGATGATGAACATGCAGCAACAACGTAAACGAGAAGAGGCCCAACTCCGCCAAACGGAACGGGATGCCCTCACACCAGCCCAACAACTCAAGCGGCTTGATGCGCGACCTGGCAAGTCCCTGCGCGAACGCCTCCGTCTACAGAAGAAGGTGGCATGACGCGAAACCCAGGCCTCCTCACACAGTATACCGATCTGACCTATTTTCAATCTCTTTTGAAGCAGGCCAAAGATCCGATCATGATCGCATTCTATCAAGAAGCGATTCTGGCGAGAACACATGGACTGAGCCTGGCGATGACGACCGAGTATGATGACTCCCTTTGATGCCTATCGTCTCTATGTGGCGATCAAGCTGCATATGACCAGCGATTCCTATGATATGCTCAAGCATGGAGACTATCCACGCACGGTCTCGCCCGAAGGGTTTGATCGACGAAAAGATAAATGGTCCTTTGTTAAACTATCAAAGCTGTATCCTTCCGAGGATCATCTGACCCTCTTTCTGGCCTGTAATCATTTACGGGACTCACCCTACATTCGTGATTTGATCAATGGTCCCGAATATCAGGACTGTTTTCGGAATCATCTCAAAATACGAGAATCCCTCGTGTATACCATCGAAAATGATCTGCGGTATTTGTTAGACCGATACCCTAGACCGATGGATATGCTCAAGGTCCTGCCTGGGGAATGGCCTCAACTCGCTATAGAAGTGCAGCATCATCACATTGAAATTGAAACGGTCTGTGTCTTGGGTAACATTATGCAGTTCTTGCCCATGTGGAAACGGTGTGTGAGTGATACCATCATCTGGCCTACCTTTTATCGGCATCTCGTCAAGTTCACCCACTTCATACCCTATGAGGAGGCCGTGATCTCGGCCCGTGTCACTACCCTGGTCATGCAGAGTCGCCACGAAAAAGAGTTGACAATTCCGACATAATCTGCTATACTAAATACTAAGTGACAGATCACATAACAACGATCTGAATTACACATTTTTTCTAGGAGGTTCTATATGGATTTTTCAGCGTTAAAGCGTAACCGTGGGTCTCTTGCGGAAGCCACCAAGCTTCTGGCCGCCAGTAGGCCAGGCAAAAAGGCGCAGTATGCCAAAGATGATGAACGGATGTGGTATCCCCTGACCGATAAGGCCGGGAATGGTTTTGCGACGATTCGGTTTCTCCCCACCTCAGATGTAGACGGCGAACAGGGATTGCCCTGGGTCCGAAAATTCACACATGGATTTCAGAACGCGGCCGGTCGCTGGTTCATCGAAAACTGTCCGACCACATTGACTGGCGGAAGCTGTCCTGTCTGTGAATTTAATAAGTCCCTCTGGGCGACCGATCTGAAGGTCAACAAGGAACTCGCCTCCAAGCAAAAGCGGAAGGTCGAGTATTACATGAACGTCCTGGTCATCTCAGATCCCGCCACACCAGCGAATGATGGTACCATCAGAATTTTCCGGTTTGGCGCAAAGATTTTCGAGAAGATTCAAGCGGCCATCAAGCCGATATTCCCCGATCAGGTACCGTTTACCCCCTATGATTTTTGGGAAGGTGCGAATTTTAAGCTTCGTATCACCAAAGTCGAAGGACAGCGGAACTACGGACAGTCGGAGTTTGCGGCACCAAGCCCTCTGTCCAGGACTGACGCGGAAGGGAAGTCCATTCCATTGACCGACGAGGAATTGAAGGCCATTCATGTGAAGCAACATTCATTGAATGAATTGATTTCTCCAGAACAATTCAAGACCTATGACGAGATCAAAGCCAACTGGGATCGGTATGTGGGTGCGGGTAATGTGGCCCGTCAACAAGCCCCGATTCACGATCAAGTGAAGGCCGAGGCCACATCCGATGTGGCGCGTAGGACAGCGGCTCCGGCATCGGTCTTGGTGAAGGAACTGGAAGAACCGTCGTCTTCTGTGAATGTGGACACGGGGGATGATAATTCAGAATTGGATTATTTCAAATCCTTGGTGAAGTAGGACTCATCCTCCATGTGAGGAAGTGAGCAGTCGAAGCCGTTCTCTCGAAAGGGGGAACGGCTTCTGTATTAGTTGGCAAACACAGAAGCGTCTTGTCTCCGCAGAAAACTGGAATCGGTATTGCGTGTCGAGCCCATTTTTTGTGACATCTGATTGGTAATATTCGTGGTCGGATTACTGTTCATAATAACTGGGGGCGATTGTGAAACCGAACCATCGCCATTGATACTCCGACTAGCCGCCTGTTCTCTGGACAACGCATTGAGTTGATCCCCACCAATTTTTGGAAGGACAGACGAAGCGGTCGGAGAAAGGACCCCACTTTCTTCCCTCTCAAACTTCTCCCACAGACCCTCAGAACCCAATTTTGGACCTTTACGCGCGGCCACCGCTTCTGTGGGAGTAGGAGTAGGAGAGACACCGGAGGCCGTCTCGGCCTTCTGGTCCTCTACAACTTGTGTCGGCGATTGTTCTTTTCCCGAAATCCAGTTCCCGACTTGCTCCCGCACCGATGCTAATAACTCAGGCATCCGTTGTGCCCGTAAGGGATCAGTAACGGGGTCGGCCCCGTCATACACATCAGAATAGACTTCACGCGCAATCGCGGCAGGAATCGTCGCTAGGCCAGCATAGGGTATCATACCCACCGCATTGAGTCCGGCACCGATCCAATCACCCCTGAGCAACGAGCCCACGGTCATCCCGGCACCGATGAGGGTACCAATGCCTGGTATCAGAGAACCGGCAAGCTTCCCCCCATATTTTTTCATCATGCCTGGCATCAGCTTGGTGACCAGGGAACCAATCGCTTTCTTCCCGCCTTTGGCCACTTTCGACACCACGCCTGGCGCCTTGGTGATCGCCTCTGCGGCTTTGGGTGCGACGGCCCCAACTGCTGCGGCCGCAGCTTTGGGTGCTATGCCTGCCATCGTCTTGATCGCAGAGGCCGCCGCCTTTGTGGTCTCGATGGGATGGGCCAGGAATTTTCCTGCGGCCCCTGCCATCGATTTCAAGGCCTTAATAGGATGCCTGATGGCTTTCAATGCCAAACCACCGGCGGCCAGAGCGCCGCCGATTCCCAAGGCCGATCCCCCAAAGCGAGCGAGTCCACCGAAGATACCAGAGCCTTCAACCTTATGTCCGGCACCTTTGCCCAGCATCGAGGTGATCAGACCATGCCCTGCAATCTGAGAAGGTGACTCATCAGGATGTCCTTGTCCTCTGAGCCTGTCCTGAGCCCTTTCTGCCTCTTCTAGGGCGTGTTTCTGCAAGGCGTCAGACTGTCGAAGCAGCTTAGCTTGTTCCTCTTCAAGATCCGCATCGTGTTGTTGATAGGCTTTATCCTCTTTATGACTCAAAATCAATTGATTCTGAATATCTGCCAAAATCTTCTCTTGAGGGGCATTCATTTTATTGAATTGTCCCTTGGCGTTACGGCCGACATTGGCACCAAGCTTCTTGGCAATAGACGCGACCTGGAGATTGATGAGTCCCATGTACTTGAGCATATCCGCAAAGACACCCGAATTCTTCTCAGAACCGACCTGGCTCGGAGATTCCTGAGGTGTGGTATAGGGCATCGGTGAGTCGCCCTGCTGTTCTGGTGAGAATGGTTCTGGTATGTCGGCAATGGAACGAACCTTGGTAGGGTTCCGCCCCAAGGCCCTTCCGGCCAGGACGGTCGCTAATTTGGAGCCTGTCAGACGCTTGACGATCTGAACGGGATCAATGGCCTTCTTGAAACTATCTTTCCTTTTCTCTATAGCGACCCCGGCGGCATCCTGAATGGAACCGCTGAGCGAGCCTCCACTCGCAATACCATGAGCAATATTATCGGCAAAGGAGCGCGTCTTCTTTTCGTCCCGCTGTTCTCGAAATTGCCGAGACAACTCACGAATCGCGCCGGCAATATCGCGCCGAGTTTCTTTACCAAGATTGACGATGGGGGCTTTTGAATCATCCATTAGACTGTGCGCTTCCGTGATGTGTGGTGTTTCTGTGCCTGTGCCTGTAGGGCGCGGGTTTCGGCTTCATCTTTCAAATAGGCTTGAAGTAACTGAATATACACATGCCGCTCCCAAGGTAATAAGGATTCAAGTTCATCCAGATGCCACTGATGATGCTGGACCATCGCAAAATTCGTTTTATAGTAATTCATCAACGAATCATGTGAGGTCCCTATGCGAAAAAAGATTCGAGCCCTTCGACCTCCAATGATTCGGTATATCCGCATCCAGGACACTTGAACGGGATCGCGGTGCGTATCTTCGGAAAGGTGTCAAAAAAGTGATCGATTTTCTCGACCTGTTGGGCCGTCAATGATTCCAGAAATTCCCGCAATTCCGCTGGTGAGGTATCCTTTGTGGGATAGAATTTCTGGGCATCATAGACCGACTCAATACACGATTCAATCACCCGAAAGGCGTCCTCGGTACCCAAGGTCGCATTGATAAATTTCTTGAACGACTTGAACGAGGGATACCGCATAATCAACCCCACGGTCTCGTTCAGCGGAATCGTTTTGGAATGCCCTGCACCAAAGGTCGGGACAATCCCCAACAAATCGACCGTATACTCCGAGACCACATCACAAGAACGAGTCTTGGCCACGCCGGCCGCGATCTCATAATCTGCCAGGCCTTGGACCGGGATCACTTGATGGCACTGAAAACGGAGGTTCGCCGATTCCCCCACCGAACGGGCCCGAAGTTGCAGGAAGATCGCTTCGATGTCAAACATCGGTAACGTATCCAGTGGCACCGAGGTCTGCACACAATTCTTCACGACTTGCTCGACCGCGTCCATGATCGTATTGGCATCATTCGATTCTCGGGCCATGAGCAACAGCTTTTCTTCCCTGACCAGGAAGGGTCGATAGGTCACTTGCAGCCCTGACGGACAGAGATAGTCATACTGTGGAGTCACTAATTTTGGGAGCATCATTCACCTCATCATGTGACAGATTAGAAATTCGCCAGGATCGGATCATTGGTCCCGCCTGGTATCGTAATATTACGCGGGGATTCCTTGAGCCCTGAATTGGCGCCACTGGTCGAACGCGGATTCGGCGCAGACATTGTATACCATTCATAGAAGAAGGCGACCTGGACCCGATGGGGGGAGTCATCGGCCCATGAGGTGGCCATCTGATTGATATTGACAGGATACGCATTCTTGATGAACATCAACAAGGACGGTTCCAGGGATGATCCCGCTCCGGCCGGAGCGGCCACTTGCCTGCCTGCAAACACATTAGGACCGAACTCAGGGGTAAATTCAGTTCGTGGATCGGCAGGCTTACCCGGCCGAGCATCCACCTGATATTGGGTAATCGTCATTGACGCCTGGAAGGTGTTTTGATAGGCCAGGACATTCGAGCCAGAATCAAAGATGGTATCCATCCAGGCTTCCATGAATCGACGAATTTGAAGATCGGCCGTTTCGATAAAGGTCAAATTCAGTTCGGTATAGACGGATTGATAGGGCGTCCGATAGATGGGTCCATAGATTTTGATATCACTAGAGACGACTTGACGCCCCGGTAATTCTCCAGACTCACATCGCAACTTCATAGTCTGTTCGATTCCGCCCCAACCCTGGCCGCTCAGCGAGGGAGGCAGATCGATCCGCACATCCCAATGGGAATTCTTAGCGATACCCTCATCTTTCATCTGGGACCAAAATTCATCGATACGGCCGGCCATGTTAGGTCTTCCTCTTCTGAATGATCTGCCGTGAATCGGCATAGACTTCTGAAACGGTGGCACCGCGGAATGAGGCCGTGGGGAGCAAGGCGGCGATATCCCACTGGGGCGCAGGCACTTCCAGAAAGCGAGATTTGATCTGAGAATAGAGATAGCGTTTCACGGCTGGGGTATGCTCATAGATCCGACCATGACTCTGAAGCACCCGATAGGAAATGCGGAGTCGGGTCCGCTCATCATAGCGTCCAGGGGTCGTGAGCAACACACTGAGTTTATTCATGAGGATCATTCTCGTCTTGATAGGCAAATAATGGAGATTCAGCCCCAGGAATCCATCGTGATATTGATCAATAGGAATGACCAAAGGGAACCGATCAAAATAAGGCAATTCATCCTTGCCCAGGGCATCATACCGGAAAAAATACATGCGACCCACAAAAATGCGGGACTTCTGGGACTGACGATCCTGCATCAAGGTCATGGAAGTCACCTTGAGTGAGGGAATCAAGGACAGGAGCCACTTCCGGGCAGCATCGGTTCGCTGCACCATGCCGGCGTCCTGTGATTGTTGTTGAATTCGTTGAAGTATTGAAGGCATATTAGGTCTTCAGTCCTGGAATATTCTTTTCGGTGATGACCATAAATGTCCATCCCTTGGTCAGACAAAATGCGTCACAGGCATCCCACTTCGCCCTATTTATGCTGTAGGTGGCCGCCTCATGGAGAAATCGTCGTGAGGACCGTTGAGGGGCCGGTCTCAGCATGGTCTCTCGGTGCGGCTTGATCTCCCAGATAAATGTCTGTTCGCTGGTATCTCGTTTCCTCATGTGCACCACAAAATCAGGAAAGTACCGGTGCGGCCGCTTATCCACAGGACTGATATACGGTATCGGGAAGGATTCCGATCCCCACCAGAGCACCGAAGGGTGTTGATCGAGCCAATTCATCATGATCTTCTCCCAGGATGAACGATACACGATATGGCCGACATCACCACGATACTTTTCGGGATGAATGGGGGTATAGCGACCCTGATAATATTTCATGGCACAGGGATTCCGATATAAATAACAACAGTCTGACCTTCACAAGGAGTATTTATGGCTGAGATCACCGGTACCGAAGGACTCTTTTCCGCTGGCCGACAGTCCTTTGCGCCGATTAGCACAGGTCTCGTCAGTCCAGTTAACCCTGCCCCTGGTGCATTTGGTGCCCCGGCGATCACAGGCGCCTTTGATATCTCAAGGAAACCTGTCACGGCCGTCAATACCACAGCCGAATATTACAAAGAGAGTCAGCAACAGGAGCCATTATCGGCGCTTGAACAATCATTTTTTGACTTCGAGCAGATCCAATATCCCGCAGCGGGATTAGGAAGCCGCTATCCCCATTACATGACATTTTATTTCAATGTGGCCAGCACGGCCTCCCGCTTCAATAAAGCGTATAAAGGGGTGAATCTCGACGAGAGCCTGAGTACGACTGGGAAAAAAAGTTTCAGCGTTTCCGCTGGTCTGGCGGGGCTGAGTACCAGGGAAATCAATCGTCGCGGAACCGGATCGGCCCAACCCATTAGCTCTGATGTCAAAGGGCAATATGCGTCCATCGACTTGTCGCGGGAAACCGTGCGGACCTCACATTCAATCCGACTGTATATGCCCGATACCCTGCAATGGAACTTTGCCCAACAATGGCGTGATCCCCATCTGTCTGATTCCGGCCGGGTTCAGGCCCTGGCCCCAGGCGTCCAAATCGCCGAAGGTGTGGCCACTGGCACAGGATCAGGTGTCCTGGCTGGGGTCATTACGGCCATCAAAACCGCAGGGTCGAAGATTCTGGAAGTAGCCACAGGTCTTCCCGACGGCCTAGTCCTCTCAAAATTAGGGCATGCCGTCAATCCCATGATCGAAGTCTTGTATACCTCTCCTGATTTACGGACCTTTACACTGGAATTTAATTTTGCGCCTCGCTCCTATCAAGAAGGGGTCGATGTGCAGCGCATCATTCGGGCCTTCAAGTTTTTCGCGGCCCCCGAAGTACCCGATCAAGGTGGACTGGGATTTCTGATGATCCCACCAGGAGATATCGACATTGAATTTTCCATTAGCACACTCGGAAAAATTTCGACCTGTGTCCTCAAAAACATCGATCTCGATTATGCCCCGAATGGATTTGTCGCCTATCAAGAACCAGGCAATATCCGAGAAGGCATGCCCGTCAACATTCGGATGCGGCTCGAATTTACCGAAACGGAATACATCACCAAAGATTTGGTGTTGAAAGGCTATTAAGTCATGGCGTCTACTTATTTTGGCGACTTTCCTTTAATGACCTATACGCTCGATTCCACGGCCACCAGTGCGGATGATGTGGTCACCAACATCTTTCGCCGTGTGGCATTTACGGAACTGTTGCTCCAGAATGCGTCCAGCTTCTATCCCTATCAGATTAAGGAATCAGACACACCAGAAAGTATTGCCCATAAGTATTATGGCGATTCTCGGTATTTTTGGCTGGTCACCTTGGTGAACAATATCACCGATCCCGTCCTGGATTGGCCGCTGAATTATCAAGATTTCAAAGCCATGATCCTCAACAAATACGGCAGCCTCGCCGTCGCACAGCAACAATCAGGTCTGTATCTTCTGCAATTGGATAGCGTCAATTCCAACACCGAAGTGGCCTCCGCCTTGACCGTGATCGATCAAACGGCGTTTGAGTCACGGGGCCTTCAGGTCGTGCCCTATATCGATACCTTTACCAGAACGACTGTGGGTGCGGATTATCAAATCTTACCAGGTCATAATGTCAATCTGACTGATCCCATTGCGGGATTCGTCATTGCGAATAATGCGATATCGACAACGGGATCTGGAGCGGCCTTACTGACACACGACATGCCGGCGAATCAATATATTGATGCCACGATTGGTCCCACGGCCAATGCCACAGGTCTGATTACCTTGGGGGTGCGAACAGGCATTACCCATGATAAACTATCGGGATATTTCGCTGATATCTCCTGCAACGGCGCCAATGTGGTCCTCTACAAATACGAAGAATTCGATTGGATCGCCCAGACAGGCAAGACCATCCTGACGCAATACAATTTCGCCGCCAATGCGACCACAGCGATAGCGAATGACATGCAATACCGAGTCGCCGCCTATGGGAATCTGGTGACCCTCCATAAAAATGGTAATCTGATGATCCATGCCGTCGATAGCTCTAGTATGATTCAAGGCACCAAAGGGATGATCGGACTCCAAACGCCAACCTCGATCACGACCCTGACGGTCGGACCTGATGGCAGCCTGGGACGACAAGAAGATTTCCGGCGAGGCATGATCGGGCAGAACCCCGAAGACCATCAAAATACGCAATCACCCTCGACCGATTATCGCTACTGGAATGACAACTCCCATATCCTCGATGGTCCCGCGGCTGGAATCTTTGTGTCGGGATCTGGGAGTACGCCACTAGTTACCATCCACTCCGGCGGTTCCTATGGATTTGTCACCGCCAATGTCCCACAGCCGAGTACCGGGAATCACAGCATCACCGTGACCGTGGGTGCCATGATTACGGCCAATCCTGCCTATATTCAGGTCGCCGTGAGAGGGACCGCCGATAATGTGGGGAATCACTGGACCGGCTATGATTATCAGATCACCTCAAACGGTTCATTTTCCCTGCAACGCTCGGTCAATGCCAATACGACGGCCGGCGGCAATACGTATGTCTTTTCAGGCAATAATAGCCCATTCGGTTCGCTGTCCCCTGGTACGCAACTCAGTGTGGTCGCACAAGGCTCGGCGATTTCATATTATCGCAACGGCACCCTGGAAGCGACCTATAGTGATCCTTCCCCGCTAAATGGCACCACCTGTGGGTTTGGCCTGCGCCACGGGGTCGGCGGCGCGACCACGCTGCAATTTCATCTTACGAATGTCACGATGGCAGGGATTCTGGCGAATAGTGTCTATCAACAGCCCACCCAGAGTAATGCGCTGGTCCCACAAGCCACCGAAGTGAATGGGCGAGTCTACTCGTTCCCCGATCACACCACAGTGACCACGACGGTGACGACCGGAAGCCTAAGTGCCTACGATGTCGAAGTCCTCAAGAACGACAAAAAGCGACACATCAAATTACTCAAGAAGGATTATCTCCTCCAAGCCCGAGCACAACTTGCGCGATTGACAGGAAACTAAACGAGTATGGCCCTGAATTCTATTGGTCTCAGCAGCCCTGGGGCCTATCAAATCACACAACTCTATCTGATCTCGGCCTCAGGTCGTGTGGTCGATATCACAGGTATCTGGAAAGAAATTTCCATCTATGAGGACCTGTTCAGCAACACCCTGTCGGGTTCGATTTTGATTAATGATTCCCACAATCTCATCAACGAAGTACCCATCCTGGGATCGGAATATCTGATGATCTCCTTCGACAAGTCCACCCAGGATCTTGTCTTCAAGAAAACATTTCGAGTCTATAAACTCGGAGATCGCATCTATGAAACGGGTACCAATGAAAGCTATATCCTATATTTTACCTCTGAGGAAGCTCTGCTCAATGAACAACTCCGTCTGTCCAAGGCCTATGTCAATCGCCCGGTATCGAGTATGGTGGAGGATATCTGTCTGAAAGAACTCCTGATTCCTCAGGCGCGTCTCTCTGTGGAACCGACTGATTTTCCGACCTCGTTGATTGTCGCCACATGGAAACCATTTCATGCCTTGAATTGGTTTACTGAAATTGCCATTTCAAATGCGGTCCTTTCGGCCTCGTTTCTCTTCTATGAAAACCGATTGGGGTATCACTTCAAGGCCGTGGAAACGCTGTTCCGAGCCGATTCGATCCTGGATATCAATATGGGACCTCGGAATCTTGGTCGACAGCGCACACCGACGACCTCCAATGATCCTAAGAAACAACTCGAAAATGTGATGCAATACGAACAGCCTCATGGGTGTGATGAACTCCAACTCATTTCTCTGGGGGCCTATGCCAGTCACATGACCGTCGTGGACCTGGATACCCAATCCCAATCGGATGTGCACCTGAGTGTGGATCAGCAATTTCCTGCGACCGGCAGAGGGAACACCTATACCCCATTCCAACGCCTCAAAAATCGTTTTGGTCTGGCTCCCCAAGAGATGCCCGGATCGTTCTATCGGATCATGCCGGCCGGAACAGAAATCCATCGCAACCTCCTTCAACGCCGGATGTATTTGGCGGGGCTACATAATCATAGAGTCAATGTGGTCATTCCTGGGAATCTTGCCCTGACCGTGGGCGCCGTGGTCACCCTCCATTATCCGGCCGCCATACTCAACACCGATGCCGAGAAAATCCTGGACGAGACCTATTCCGGCAAGTATCTCATCACCTCTATTCAGCATAAGATAGATCGTGAAAAATACGTCTGTCTCTGTGAACTCATGAAGGAATCGCGGATCTCGATCCTTCCGGCACCGGATCAACAAGTGAACCAATTAGGAAAAGAATAATCATGCGTGATATTGAGGCAGGACAACTCGGTCTTTCTGGATTCAATTGGTTTATTGGTGTGGTCGAAGATCGACAGGACCCAGAAAAACGCAATCGTGTACGGGTCAGGGTCATCGGCGATCATACCGAAGATAAAACCATGATTCCCACAGAGGCACTCCCCTGGGCCTTGACCATGTCGCCGCTCTCAGGTCCTGATGTCTTGAATGTCCATGAAGGTCACTTTGTGGTTGGATTCTATCTGGATGGGCCCTATTGCCAGAAACCGTGCATCATGGGTCTGATACCGGGGGTACCTGGATCGCGCATTCCCGCTGGTACAGGATTTTCTGATCCGCGCACCACCACACAACTTCAAGCGGCGCCACGTCCTCCAACGTCATTGGAACAAAAGACCACAGGCGATCCGATCACGATTACCGAAGCGGAGACCGCCTCGCCCTATCCTCTGACCCTGGGCGAACCGAATCTCTCTCGTCTGGGAAGGAACGACAAGATTGCCGAGACCCTGATCCAACAGAAGAAAGATACCACCATTTCCTCTATTCCGACCGTCAAAGGTGGCACATTCTCAGAACCCACAAGTCCCTATGCGGCGGTCTATCCCTATAATCATGTGACCGAAACTGAGTCAGGGCATGTCATTGAACTGGATGATACCCCAGGGGCAGAACGGGTACATATTTACCACAGATCAGGCACCTCTGATGAAATCCATCCCGATGGGACAAAAGTGTCACGACACAATGGTCCGCGTATTGAAATTTCCTTGGTGGATCATAATATCTGTGTCTTTGGAGATTATCAACTGACCGTGAAAAAAGATTTGAATGTGCATGTCCTGGGTGACTATAATCTTCAGGTCGCCGGTCAGACCTCGATCAAAACCACAGGTCCCATCCGAATGCAGAGTGGATCTGAAATGACCCTATGGTCAGCCGGAATCATGGCCATCCAGGGGTCTCCGTTGACATTGAATCCTGGCATCCCGTTTCCATTAGGGCCGCCTGAGGCGCCGATTATCAAGTCCACGGCCGCGACACTCACACCTCCGAGCGAACTGGAACGCGCCGTCGCCGTTGAAGAGGCCGCCAAGACGACCACGCCGCCGCCGTCAGACCCCAATGAAGCAGGCAATGTGGCGCTCAAGGAACGGGTCGGGGCGCGCCTCACCGAGGCCGATCCCACCGCCATAGGCCCCGAAGCGGTGGCCCCCACGAATCTCCCGCCGCCGCCTGATACGTCACCTCAGAAGGTGTTGACGAGTCTGGAAGGTGCGGATATCATGGTCAAGGCCTTGAATTCAGCGGGCATCCAGGATGCGACCCAACGGGCGATGATTTGGGGACAGTGTGCCCATGAATCACAGAACTTTACAAAACTACTCGAAAATGACAACTATTCCAAAAAGGGACTCTTAGCTTCTTGGCCGAGTTACTTTAAAGACGATCCGAGTTCGCCCTATGATACCAGTAAGTTTCTTGGCCAGCCTGACCTCATTCTGAATCGTGTCTATGCCGGAAAAGTGGGTAATAGTAAAGATGAAACGGTAGGTGATGGGTATAAATATCGAGGGAGAGGATTCATTCAATTGACAGGGAAGGCGAATTATGTCGCGGCCTCTAAAGCCGTGGGTCTCGATTTGGTCAATAATCCTGAT